TTCCAAGGGATGCATGATGAGCATATCTTTATAGATGAATTCGGGATGCAATGGGGTAGAGTATACCTTGCCCCTAACGCTTCCATAGATAGCTCTATAGACCCTTTTAATAAGCAGCAATACATCGACGCTACTTATCACAAGAAAGGCACTGTGGGCGATATGATGGACTACTCAGCGGAACTCAGCTCTAAACGAGCTGAACAAGCTGGGGGTGTTGACCCAGTTAAAGAAAAATTCTATAATAATTACGCAAACGAGCGGAATGGGACAGATCATCCAAATAGAATTAAAGAAAAAGGGGATCAGAGTAATCAAGTAAACGTTGATTACGACTAATAATAAGTTCCGCTCAGTTTGAGACCTTTATTTTGAGTGACTTGGAACGTAAAATTTGCGTCAAAATTCATTCTTCCGTTTATGTCCATAGAATAGTTATAAGATCCTAATTTGGCATCTTCTATTCTGTAGATCATAGATTTACCGCTTGCTTCTAAAGTCAAATCAAATTGATAAAGCTCGTCTGAATTCAACACTCCCGTCATAGCCCCGCTCTCAAATCCAGAGACCTGAGAAGAAACAGAAAATGTGCCATTGGCTGGGAACTGTCTTTTTCTCCCAAAGGCGTAGTCATTACCTAGTCCATAAGCAGAAACCCTTGGCATAGATACGTTCATATTAACAGATTGAACTAGATGTCTCCCTGAGATCTCTTGCCCTCCGACTTGTAAATTCTGTAATGTCACATCACTACCAGCATTTGTTGGATTGACAATAGGAGGAGCTTTTTCTAGAGCGGCTGTAGATAAATTTTTAGTAAAATTAAAGATACATCTCCCCACATTATCGTTATTGCCTCCAGTTAAATTTATAGCTGGCTTTTCCATAGAAGTCCCTGTTAGGTGATCAAATACAGCATTAGAACAAACATAAGAAGTATTTACTTTAGGAAGATCTCCTACAGCGTAGCTTAAACTGTATGATTCTGGGAAACAATTTCCAAAAGCAATAGCATCATCGCCATTTAAATCGAGAATAGTATCAAATGAGGTGAGAGAATTATCTAAAAAAGATTCTTCTTGATTCTCACTAAAGAATACATAGAAATTATTAGAATCGTTGACCTCACTAGCATTAAACATGCTTTGAAAATTATTCGTAGGAGAAGTATCTAAAAATCTGCCTTGGACTTCGTTAGAAAAATTAGGTTCTGGAATATAACTTATATTTAAACTTACATCAGGTTGATTATATATTTCGTTAGCTGCTAGATCTTGAGAACCAATTTGTTTTGATTGTTGCCTAGAATAATCAATAGAATAATCAAACGTCTGAGTTATTTTATGGATCATGACATTATCATCCCCCTCTGACCAAGCTGTATAGAAATCTTGAGCTGCTATAATCGCATTATTACTTTTTATTATATTTCTAGCCATATTAAGTTCCTGTTGGAATTACACCCATAGGGTCTTCTTTGAGTTCTACACTTAACGTATTAGAATCAACGTAGTTCCACGTATGTGTCCACTTCGGGCTATAGTAAACTTTAGGTCTGTTATAAACAGAAGGGATTTGATGTTTAAATCTACGATAACCACCTTTATTTTCCAAGAAATGGATCATAGTTTTCAACTGCTTGTCAGGTATATTATTAAAGCTATAATTCATATCAAATGTCGCAATATTATTGTTAGTCTTAAACCTTTGAGTGAAAGAGTTTTTATATTCTAATTTATCAGCTTTAATTTTCACATCATTTTGAGTTTCGATGTCAGGCTCAAAAAAGAAATCTTGAGTCCACATTGAATCTACTCCTGTGGGAGAATTCGATTCTGTAGAACTATGATCTCCAGTGCAGTAGTAGAAATTATCTAACTTGTTTTGATTTATTCCTGTATATGCAATATCATACTCCTCGTAAGAAGTGGAGTAGTTATAATCATCGAATTCTAAGTTAGGGAAACATCCCATTCCAGACCATTTTAGCAAAGTCGGGGCATGGTCTACCGTTAAGCTTGTCGCTACTTCGAAGTGCTGATTATTAATAAAATTAATTGCATAATTATCACAAAATCCACTAACTCTTTTATATACACCTAAATTATCTGGAGTAAACCCTATGGGTAAATATCCAGATTGAGCTTCGAAAAAGTTAGCTAGTTTTCTAGCATTGGTTTCATTAACTTCATATTTTAAAGAAAATCTTGCCACTAAGCTATCTACAGATAGAGGTATTAAATTATAATAAAAATCATCAGTGACATAACTATGATTATTAGCCTGAAATTCTACTGTAGATCCATAAACTGGTGTGAGACTAAGATGAGAAAGTTCTGATGGAGAAACTATTCCACTAATGTTGCGGTCTCTGTTATAAAATAAGTCTTCGCTCATGAGTGTCCAATGTAGTTAAGGGTTAGTCTTACGGAGCCGTCAGCGGAAGCATTAAGTTGTTCAGATACTAAAGAAGCGTTTGGAACAGTCAATGTTTGTAAATTATTTCCACCTCTCCCTTTAACAGAAAAAGATAGATTCTTGTCTGACCTGCCCTCTTCGAAGAAACTAAAGCCACTCGCTAAAAAGATATCATCAACATCTATCTGGACAGCCGCCGAATACTCTATCGGGTTTATATGTTTTACTTCCACAGGGGTTTCTGATCCTATAGTATAGTATGGAATCTTTTGTATAGACAAAGAATAATCAAAACCTAATACTCTATTAGTCGTACTATGATCACATGTAGCAGTTATAGATCCTTGGCTCGGTATATCTATTGTCGGCGGGATCGAAGATCCAGATATATTTGTGCCACTTTTCATTTCATCATATACGACCAAAGAAGCATTAACTTTAGGGACTGACCCGACAGCGCAATTAACGGAGTAAGAGGTTAAATAACCACTCTCAAAACCATAAGCAGAATTATTATTATAATTAAAACTAGCACTTACCACGCTAGATGATCCAGTCATCGATAAGAGTGGGTCTTGGTAAATCAAAGACCTAGATAAAGATAAAGTCTGGCTAGTAGCTCCCGCTACAGTAGTTACTCCATGAACAGAACCCAATGGTTTAGTTATGCTAGAAGCATTCTGATATCCTATGTCTAGAGAATTAACTCCAGAAAGCTCTGTGACTCCTATATCTGGATTGACTCCAGATAAGAAGAAGTGAGAGTCGTAATTTAGCGTTGTTCCGTACATTATGCTCTAGATTGTCTTAGTGATCCCCCCAACCTCTTCTCGTCATCTATAACTTGTTTGACTACGTCCTTTATTTTGGTCGCTAATGATTTCTGTTGGTCATCGCCGTTTCCTTGAGAGTCAGATGACCCATCAGAGTTAACGGTGATATTAATCACGGTCTCTCCAGTGTTATCAGAAACAGATATAAGTTCATCAAGTTTACTTACTACGTCTCCAGAGCCTCCACCTGCCCCTGAATTTAAAGCGTTAAGATTGCCTCTGCCTATCTTCTGAGTCGCAGCAGCGTTCATAACAAACTCACCGCCAGATAACATAGAAGGAACCGTGTCTACTCCAGCCGCATTAGGTATAGCCCCTCCAGTAGCATTCTTACTGAACTTGTCTGTAAGACTGCTAAATCCAAAAGCGAATAAGGACGAAGCGATAGAACCTAGCAGACCCTTTGTAGCTTGTTTTTTTTGCTCTTTAAGTTCTTTATCTTTATTGGCTTGTTGAGTGAATAAACTAAACGCTTCTTCCTTGGATGCTTGCTCCCTCTGGAATGCTGGGCTATTTCTCCTACCAAACATAGTGAGAGCAGCACTTTGAGGTTCTAAATTAACAGACGCAAATCCTGATCCCGACCTAAATTTATCAAAAGCCCCAGTAGTGTGAGACTGCGTAGCGAAATCGAGCAAATTACTTTTCCCTTTTATTTCTTCTTGTCCATAAGTTCCTGGAGTAAACAAACCTCCTCTCGCCATAGCTGGAATCTCTCCAGCATTTAAAGATGCCATGAAAGAAGAGCCGTATTTATTCACAGAACTTTTCTTCATCACGAATTCACCACCAGTAAGTAGAGCGGGAACATCGTCACGATTCCCAGAACCTCCTCTCACTTTCCCTCCCGCATTAAATCCAGACATTATATTACCGACAGCCTTTTGCATAAAGGCTTGGGATAAAGTGTTAAAGAAGCCAGAGGCTGCCCCCAGAAGTAGATCGCTTAAACTTTCACCTTGAGCTATCGCTTGGACCATAGCATCCCCTATGTTTTGAGCAAACTGAGCTGAAGCATCTATCAATTTACCAGAGAATTGATCTTCTTCGACAAGCCTTCTGAATTCTTCAAAGTTTTCATTATCTAAAGCAGCGTCTCTATCGGCTCGACTTTTTTCGTTTATACGGTTTTTAATTCTTTCTACAGGGTCTATAGTCATTTTATCGTCTATATCCCTGAACTTTGCTTCGTCAGATCTAAGAATCCTTCTAGTTTCTGCGGGGTCTTGTGCAGCGTTAGCTCTAGCCTCTCTGCTATCTTCTGATATTTGAGCTTTTAAACGCGCAACAGGATCTGAGATCCTGTCAGTATCAAATTTTCCTTGTATAGCCCCTCGTCTTAATTGGAGAGCCATATCGTCAGATAATTGAGAAGAAATTTTTTCAAAAAATCCAGCTGCTTTTAGAT